CTGTGGCTCCAGTTAATCCTTGAACTCCAGTTGGTCCTGTTGCACCAGTTGTTCCAACTCCTGTTGGACCAGTTACTCCAGTTATTCCTTGTGGACCAGTTGATCCAGTAGGTCCAGTGGCTCCTGTTATTCCAGGTGCTCCAGCAGGACCAGGTGCAGATACTGTTACAATGTTGTTTGTTTCATTAACAACTACTTGATTTGAAATTGAAGTCATTATCTTGTAACCTCTCCGCTAACTGTGACTGTTCCTTGAATTAAACGAGTTCTAACTCCACCAATGCTAAGTTCTAAGTCATAGACATAAAGACCTGCATCAATATCTGCTTGCTCGTCTGTTGCAATTAAATTTAATGTTCCTGTAGGACCAGTGATTGTGATGCCACCGTTTGAAGTTGATAGAGTTAATACAGCAGTATCAGAATCAAACTTACGACGAATCTGCATCTCTGCTGTGTAGCCAGTCAGGTTAACTGGGTTTCCGTTTGAATCATTGTAAACTATCTGTAGTGTCCATGTAGAACCTTGGTCAAGGGTAAAGTTGTAAATACCTGCAATTGCCACAATTACTCCTTTTCCGTAATATAAACTAAAAATAAACCTAATGCTATAAAACTAACTGGTGGAAATATCAAGAAAAGTCCGTATGCTGTAAGACCAACACCAGTTATTTCTGTTATTACTGGCCAATCTATCTTTAGTTTTTTCATTATGCTCCTATATTGAATGAAACCTGGCTACAACTGGCTTTGGTACTGGTGCAGTTGCTCTGTCATAGCCAAAAATTGCTGCTACTGCAGCGTCAATCTTTCTTTTATTTGTAGCCTTGGCTACCATAATACCACGAGATGAAGTTTTTGTAACTGTGTTTGCTATATGTCTGGCAAGTCTTTCATCACCATTATGAGTAAATGATTGATTCATCACTGCCTCGTAAAATTTCTGTGTGGCTGGGACCATACGCTCTGCTGAGTTAGGGTAGGATATGACTGGCATACCTTCTTCATCAAGCAACATAAAGGTTCTGGACCATCTTGCAGGATCAAATACTACCTCACGAACACTTATATTTGGATCTCTATAGGTGTCTACAAGAATCTTTTCTACCTCTGCAATAGGCACTGACCACATTGGATCTGCATCCATTTCTGGTAGTTCCCATAAGTCTACTATTTCTAAGTGAGGCTTTTCTCCACCTAAGTACCAGGCAACAATTGCTGTTGAGTCATTTGAGAAAGCACCATCAAATGCAATAATGGTATCTTCTCCAGGAATCATTTCTCTGTTCTTAAGTTCAAGAGCATCCCAGGCATCTGAAGGAATCCAAGACTGACCAGTAGAAGTCCAGATATTTAATCTCTTAGTCTTAAACTCTGATTCAGGTGTAAGCAATGATGCAGACTGCATATCTTCAACAGATACGATATCTCCCATTGATGGATTTGCTAAATACCAGTTCTCAGGATCCTTATAATTAAGTTTTTCATCGCCTTGATACCATGCAAAGAAGAAAGAAGGGTCCTCAACTTCGCCTTTTGCTATCTGAATTCCTCTGTTATACATCTGATAACAAATAGAATCCTTACCATTTGAGTCATATTTAGTGCCTGCTGTAGTGATTGCAACCAGCATTGGCTCTAATCTTGCACCCATAGATAGAGATAAAACATCGTATAACTCTCTATTTTGTTGTGCATGTAACTCATCAATTACGATAAATGTAGAGTTCAAACCCTCTTTTGTAAAGGATTCAGAAGACAATGCTCTGTAAACAGAACCAGTAGTAGGGTTGTAGATAGTGTTTTGATACACTTCTAACATGTCTTTTAACTCTGGTTCAAGTTCAATCATCTTCTTTACCGTTTTGAAAATGATTCTGGCCTGCTCTTTATCTGCTGCTGCAGAATAAATCTGACCACCATTAACGCCTAAAACAATTTGCTCCAAAACAAGGGAAGCGATAAGTGCTGACTTACCATTCTTTCTTGGAACGCCAATTAGGGCACGACGGTGCTTGAGTAATCCATCTTCTCTTTCAGCATAAAGATGAACAAGCAAATCTTTTTGCCAGGGCCTCAATAAAAACTTATCTCCAGTGTTACCAGCAATAGAGTCTTCAGTTAAATGGCAGAGAGTCTCAATAAAATCTATAACCTCATATCCACGAGTGTTAGCCAACTCAGTTTCTGAAACAGGAGATAAATATGTTGGAGGCCAAGTCATCTTAACCTCTTAACGATAAGGACAGCCTGCTCTTTTCAAAGTCAATCTCTATGATTTCAACTTCTACTTCATGACCCAAAGTAAATTGCTCAGGTGTAAACTCACCCATCTTTGACTTATGGATCAACCCAGAAAGCATTCCAATTTCAATAAAGACTCCGTAATCAGTAATACCTGATACATTACCCTTATGAACTTGTCCTATTTCTAACTTGGCAAATTCTATTTGCTTATCTTCCTTTTGAAGTTGCTCTAAAAGTGAACGGCGATTAAGAACGATACTTCCCTTTTCCTTATCAATTGAGTGAATTAGGAATTCAGCCTCATGGCCAACATATGGTGTAAAGTCTGTAACTCTATTTGTATCCACCAAAGATCCTGGCAAAAAGGCTTTAACACCAATATCTACAATTAGGCCACCCTTAACAATTTTAACAACCTTACCCATAATAGGATCAGATATTTCATACTTGTATTGAATGGTTCGCCAAATGGATTCAATCTCATTTTGCTTCATTGAAAGTATATATTGTCCTTCGTCATTCTTGTGTAGGACTACTGCTTCTACTACCTGCCCAATTTGTACAATCTCTTGAATATCAAAATTCCTACGATTACTTACTTCGTTCTTTGGGACAAAGGCTTCTGCCTTGTCGCCAATATCTACGAGTATGCCATCACGATCAATCTGGACTACTGTTCCAACTATTGGATCATCATTCTTCCAGGTCTTCATGGATGCGTCTATGGCAGCCAGAAAATCCTCTGTTGTACCTATATCGTTAATTGCTACTTGCTTCATTATTAATGGATTCCCCTTGTTCTACGATTTCAGATTCAGCCTCAACAATAATTGTATCAGCATTGGCTCTGTTGTGCCTTCTTTCCAAAAGTTTGTCTATAGAGGTTGCAGCCTTGACTTCTGCTACACCTAAGCGAGACCTCGCAATAGGATCAAACCCAAGCGATGCTAACGCATCTGTGTATGCTTTATTAATTGCGACAAACGCTCTTCCGTCAGCAGCCTCAAGGGTAGCCATGTATTTATTTCTTGCAGCCTCTGAAGCATCAGCCAAAAATGAGGCATTGCTAATTGCATCAATATCACTAACAGGACTAAGCCAAGTTACAGCCATGCCCCAAGCACGATTCCATAATTTAGTTCCTGCCTCACCAAGAGTCTCAGGAGGTGCTGGAATTTCCCTGGCCATAGGCAGATGCGTAATATTATTTAAATCAGGCAAAGGTCTTTGGCCAGGATTTCCCAGTAATCTTTTAAGTTCCGTTGGTTTTGGTGGTCTTCCCGCAGTCATTTTATTTTTTTTCTCCAATGTCCGTTTTGCGTATTTTCTACACAAATATATCATTTCTGTAATTTCGCAGAGAAATACAGAAAGGGGCAGCCAGGGTAAACTAACATTATTTGAGCGTAAAAAAATACCCATACCCATGAATGCCAGGATGGGGGCAGGGATTTCTACTATGTTTGTTAGATTATTTGTATATTATTTCTTAGATGAATTGCATGAACGACATAAAACCATGATATTTTCAAGTATATTTGAGCCTCCATTAGCCAGAGATAAAATATGATCTGCCGTGAGGTCTTTTTTACTTCCACATCTTGAGCACCAAGGTTGTAATTGTCTTGCTAATCTTGATAATTTATGCCATTGATAATCGTATCTTTTGTTTCGTTCTTGTCTCTTTGGATCCCTCGCCTGGATGCTATTTAAACAATCTTTGCAAGTAGGATTTCTTGATAGGACTCCACAGTATAGGCAGGGAGTGTTGAACCTTTTCATTTTATTTTCTTAATTAATCTAATTCATTATTATTGTTTAACTGATTAAGTTCACATTCTTCACATTCATGATCTTCATCATAATTGTCATACTTAACCATGGCTCCCATGTGGGCATTCATCATAGTCATTGCTGTCATCATGCCCCTATTTAATAAGGACTCAACTCCATCAAATGATAACTTCTCATCTGTCTCTAACCCTACTTGAACTGGTCCTATCA